CCAAAATTAACATATCCAACAGGAAATCCATCTTCTATGGGAGGATCTCAGGGCATCAAAATGTCTAAAGATTCTATTACATATTGCACTTCTGGTCTAGTAGATAGAAATAAAGGATCAACACTTTCATATTTACATAAAGCAATTAAGTCTCTTAATCAACTTAGAATGATTGAGGACTCTCTTGTAATTTATAGATTGTCTCGTGCTCCAGAAAGACGTATTTTTTATATTGATGTTGGCAATCTACCCAAAGTAAAGGCAGAACAATATTTGCGCGATGTGATGATGCGTTATCGCAATAAACTTGTTTATGATGCTTCAACAGGAGAAATTCGCGATGATAAAAAGTTTATGGCAATGCTTGAGGACTTCTGGCTTCCAAGAAGAGAGGGTGGTAGAGGTACTGAAATCTCAACTCTTCCTGGAGGTCAGAACCTTGGAGAAATTACAGATATTGAATACTTTAAGAAAAAACTTTATCGTTCATTAAATGTTCCCCCATCAAGAATGGATGGAGAAGGTGGATTTAATCTTGGAAGATCTTCTGAGATTCTTCGTGATGAAGTTAAGTTCAGCAAATTTGTTGCTCGCTTAAGAAAGAGATTCTCATATATGTTCCATGATATGTTGAGAACTCAATTGATTCTTAAAAATATCATAACCCCACAAGATTGGGATACTATGGAAGAACATATTCAATATGACTTCCTCTATGATAATCACTTTGCAGAACTTAAGGATGCAGAACTTCTTAATGAAAGATTGAATATGGTTCAGGTTGCAGAACCTTATGTTGGAAAGTATTTTTCCCAAGATTATTTGAGAAGAAAGATTCTTCGTCAAACTGATGAAGAAATTATTGAGCAAGATAAGATTATGAAAAAAGAAATTAAAGATGGCATTATTCCAGATCCCAATATGCCAATAGATCCAAATACCGGAATGCCTCTTGGTCCAGAAACTGCAGGAATGGATTTGGGACAACCCGTTATGGAACCAGAAATTAACCCATCTATAACAGAGCCAAATGCGAAAGTAGCAGAGATGCCTAAGGGTGGAGAGATATAAATAAAGAAAATTACTTAGGTATTAAAAATGGATGACCTTCTTGATATGATTGTTTCGGACGAATCACCTTCACAAATCAGCGACAAGATTAAAGAACTTCTTTTTACAAAGTCGGCGGAAAAAATTGATGAATTTCGTCCTGCAGTATCAAATTTAATGTTTAATGGAGACTCCGAAGAAGTAGAGGAAGAATGAAATCATTCAAGGAATTCATCTCAGAATCAGTAAATATTTCTGGAAATTTTAACGGAAATCTTTATATCAATTCAAACCAACCAGAACAACAACAAGTTGGTGAAGAATATGTTGCAGATATTTTATGGAAAGGTAGTCTTTATCGAATGGAATTAATATCTAAAACTGGAATTCCTTCAAACAGAGATTTGGGAGAACAACTGCAGAATGATTATCCAGGAGCTGTTGTACAACAGATTTATCCAGTAGAAGAAAAGAATTTAAATATCAAAAACGCAAGAAGATATCACCCATCAAAACTAGAGTGGATTGATTAATGGCTCAGTGGAATATAACAACACAAGATTATTTAAATCAAGAGAGAAGTCTCTTTGAGGTTAATGGTGTTGCAACTAGAGATGGTAAAATTGTAGATGAACTCAATAGATTTCCAGTAACCATAAACTCAGATGCTTTTGGAAGAACAAGAGTATCAAATCCACTTACACTTTTTGATAGTTCTCACAGGTATAGAGACAATAATCTTTGGGATAGTTTGATTGTAGGAACTGGTTCTACAGTTGGATTTGTAACTACACAAGGTTTAATTAATATAGGTATTGGAACTACAAGTGGTTCATCAGTTGTCAGAGAAACCACAAAGGTATTCTCATATCAACCAGGAAAATCATTACTAGTATTGAATACTTTTGTAATGAATTCTCCAAAGGAAAATTTAAGACAAAGAGTTGGATATTATGGTGCCGATAATGGAATTTACCTCCAAGTTTCTGGTATTGGAAGCACCTCAATAAGTTTTGTAGAAAGAAGTCTATCAACTGGAACAGAAACTATAGTTCTACAACCATCCTGGAATATTGATAAGTTAGATGGAACTGGTATTTCTGGATATACATTAGATATTTCCAAAGCACAAATTATGTGGACTGACATTGAATGGTTGGGACTTGGAACTGTAAGAGTTGGATTTGTAATTGATGGTAAGTTTATTCATTGCCATTCTTTTCATCACGCAAATATTATCCAATCAACTTATATCACAACTGCATCATTACCTTTGAGATACGAGATTGCAAATACTGGAATTACAACAAGTTCAAGTGTTCTCAAACAAGTGTGCTCTTCTGTAATTTCTGAAGGTGGTTATGAATTGCGTGGATTGCAACAGGCAGTACAAACTCCAATTACTGCACCAGTGGATTTACCAACTCCAGCAGGAACTTTTTATCCAGTTATTTCTATTCGTCTTAAATCTTCTCCCAATAGATTAGATGCGATTGTTATTCTAACAGCACTATCATTAATGGGAACTGGAAATGGTCCCGAATATAATTGGCAAGTAAGAGCATCTGCAACTACAACTGGAGGAACTTGGGTTGATGCTGGTGCAGATAGTGCAGTTGAATATAAGATAGATGGTGGTGCAGTGAGTGGTGGAAGAGTATTAGCATCTGGATTTTTCTCCTCAGCAAATCAATCGCAAGCATCTGTAGATATTCTTAAAGAAGCACTCTTCAAGTTTCAGTTAGAGAGAAATGGATTAACTGGAACACCTTATGAACTAACTTTAGTTGTTGCATCCGATACTGCAGGTGCCGATGTCTTTGCTTCGCTTGATTGGGAAGAAATTAGCAGGTAATTATTAAAATAATAAATAACTAATAAAGTCTTTATTATACAAATGCAAAGAACAAAAATAATTGAATCTGAAGTCTCAACCGCTACTAGTACAGGTGCTGCAACCAGTATCGGTAGTGCTAGTTGTGTGAGACTTCATAATAATACAACAGGTATTGTTACGGTTGGGGTTTCAACTCAAGTTGGGGCAGCAACTACAGTATTTTTTAGTATGCCAGGAAGTTCAGTGGAATTTTTAGAAAAATTCCCTTCGGATGTTATTTGGACTTCCACATCAATTAAAGCATCAAAAGTAGGATTCACCAACTAAGAAAAATGAAACTTATCACCGAAGAAATAGAATCAGTAGAAGTTCTTACCGAAACTGTTAATGGTAAAAAAACTCTTTATATTCAGGGAGTATTTTTACAAAGTGAGTGTGTAAATCGCAATGGAAGACTCTATCCATTTTCAATTATGGAAAGAGAGGTGAAAAGATATACTGAAAATTATGTTCAAAAAGGAAGAGCTCTTGGAGAACTTGGACACCCAGATGGACCAACAGTAAATTTAGATAGAGTTTCCCATAAAATAACTTCTCTAACTTGTGAAGGTAAAAACTTCATCGGTAAGGCACAAATTCTTTCTACTCCAATGGGAAAGATTGCAGAATCTCTTTTAAATTCTGGAGTATGTCTTGGAGTTTCTTCTCGTGGTATTGGTTCATTAAGAGAAAATCGTAGTGGTTATAAAGAAGTTGGTGAAGATTTCATGTTAGCAACTGCCGCAGATATTGTTGCAGATCCTTCTGCTCCCGATGCATTTGTTCAGGGTATTATGGAAGGTGTCGAATGGGTCTATGATGCATCAAGAAATGATTGGTTAATCGAAAATACAAAAAATAAAATTAATTCTTTAGTGGATCAAAAACTACTAGAAGATTATAAGCTTTCGTTATTCAATGAGTTTTTAAACTCACTGTAATTTATTAAAATATAAATAAATATAGTTTATAACGTAAGGTTAAACGGAGAGTTCAAATGTCTCGTGGAGATTTACAAGAAATGGAAATAGGCACTAAGCAATCCAAAACCGCTGTTAATGCGAATGCCAAAGCAGCGGATGCGATGCCACATCTATCTGGTTCAACACCTGGTCAAACTGGTGGTTGGGAAGATCTTGGGGGACCTACTCCCCAGAACTATAAGTCTGATGATGATTCAGCAAAACTTAAAACACCTGGCGCAACCCTTAAGCAAGTTAAGGATGTTGTAAATAAAGGTGCTAAAGCAGCTGAACCTATGAAAGAGGAAGAAGAACTTGAAGATGAAGATCTTATTGATGAAGAAATTGATGAAGATGATTTAATTGAAGAGGAAGCAGAAGAGGAAGAAGAAGAGAAAGCACCTAAGAAAAAAGCAAAGAAAGACGAAGACGAAGACGAAGACGAAGACGAGGAAGAAGAGGACGAAGAAGAAATGAAGGAAGAGTTTGACATCGAAGAAGATGTTAATGCTCTTTTAGAAGGTGAAGATCTTTCTGAGGAATTCCAAGAGAAAGCACGTACTATCTTCGAGGCTGCTCTTCGTTCTAAAGTATATGATATTAAAGAAGCACTTGAAGAGCAGTATGTCGTTGCACTTACAGAGGAAGTAGAAGAAATTAAATCTATTTTGTCTGAACGTGTAGATGCATACCTTGAGTATGTTGCTGACGAGTGGATTCAAGAGAACGCACTCGTTATTGAACAAGGTCTCAAGACCGAAATGACTGAATCATTCCTCCAAGGAATGAGAGGTCTTTTTGAAGAACATTATGTATCAATCCCTGAAGAAAAATATGATGTGCTTGAGAGCATGGTAGAAAAACTTGATGAAATGGAGACAAAACTCAACGAGCAAATTGAGAAAAACGTTTCCCTTAACAAGCGTCTCGCAGAGTCGGTTGCTGATGGAATCTTTGAACAAGTTTCTGATGGTCTTGCAGACACTCAGAAAGACAAGCTCGCTTCACTTGCCGAAAGTGTTGAGTTTGAAAGTGAAGAAGAATATCGTGAAAAACTGGAGACTTTGAGAGAATCATATTTTCCCTCAAGAGTAGTTTCTCCATCTGCAAGAACTGAAACCCTGTCGGAGGGTCTAGAAGCTACACCCGAATCTTATTCGGATTCAATGGCTGCATATCTGAAGACTCTTTCAGCATTCGGCAAATAATTGAATTTAATATAATTCAAACCAAAAAACAAACACTTAGTAAAAGGTAAACGCAAATGTTTCAATCAGAACATCTGCAGGAAAAGTGGGCACCTCTTCTCAACTATGAGGGTCTTGATAAAATCAAAGATTCGCATCGTAGATCGGTAACCGCTGTCCTGCTCGAAAACCAAGAAAGATTTTTAAGAGAAGAGCAAGCATTCCAAGTTGGAAATCTTTCCAACCTTATGGAAGCTCCAACTAATTCAACCGGTACTGGTGGATTCAGTGGATCCGCAGCTGCTGGTGGCCCTACCGCAGGTTTTGATCCCGTACTGATCTCGCTGATCAGACGTTCAATGCCTAACCTGATCGCTTATGATATTGCAGGCGTTCAGCCAATGAGTGGTCCTACTGGACTCATTTTTGCAATGCGTTCGCGCTATGCTAACCAGAGTGGTGCTGAGACCTTCTATGATGAAGTAAACAGTGCATTCTCAGGTCAAAATTCAGCATTCGATAATGTTGGATTTGCTGGTACTTCTGTTGGTATCGGTACAACTAATCAGGCTGGTTCTAACCCATCAGTTCTGAACCCAGTTGGTGGTGCAGGCGATCAAACTGCATACAATACTGGCACCGGTATGCTTACCGGTGATGCAGAAGCTCTTGGCGACGGTGCAGGTGGCGATCACTTCAACCAGATGGCATTCTCGATCGAGAAAGTCACTGTTACTGCAAAGTCACGCGCACTGAAGGCTGAGTACTCACTCGAGCTCGCTCAAGACCTTAAGGCAATCCACGGTCTGAATGCTGAAGCGGAACTCGCAAACATTCTCTCAACTGAGATTCTTGCTGAGATCAACCGTGAAGTCATCAGAACCATCTACAAGGTTGCTGAGCAGGGTGCTGTACAGAACGTTGCAACCCCAGGCATCTTCGACCTAGACATCGACTCCAATGGTCGTTGGTCAGTTGAGAAGTTCAAGGGTCTTCTGTTCCAAATCGAGCGTGATGCTAACGCAATCGCACAAAGAACTCGTCGCGGAAAGGGCAACATCATCGTCTGTTCTGCAGACGTTGCATCTGCTCTAACCATGGCTGGTGTTCTTGATTACACCCCAGCACTTAATGCTAACCTTACCGTTGATGACACCGGCAATACTTTTGCTGGAGTTCTTCAAGGCAAGTATCGCGTTTATATTGACCCATATGCTGCTAACCTGACTTCAGGTAATGCCTCACCAGGCAACCAGTATTATGTTGTTGGTTATAAGGGTTCATCACCTTATGACGCTGGAATATTCTATTGCCCTTATGTTCCTCTCCAAATGGTTCGTGCCGTTGGTGAGAACAGCTTCCAACCAAAAATCGGATTTAAGACCCGTTATGGAATGGTTGCAAACCCATTCGCAGAGGGTCTTGATCAAGGTCTTGGAAGACTCCAAGTTAATGCTAACCGCTACTATCGTAGAGTTGCAGTTAAGAACCTTATGTGATTCATTTTCACAAAGTTTTTTCAGAGACCCGAAAGGGTCTCTTTTTTTATCTAAATATTTAAAAAATGTCATGGTAGCAGGTCAGCCTGAGAATAGAAATTTTCTATCTCCAACAGGATTTAAATTTACTTTAAAAAGAACCCCAAAAGTTGCATTTTTTTGCAATTCAGCAAATATTCCAGATTTAACTTTGGGAATTGCAAATCAACCAACTTATTTGAAAGATATTGATGTACCTGGAGATAAAATTGTTTTTGGAGATCTTAATTTAAGATTTTTGGTAGATGAAAATCTAGAAAATTATATGGAAATTCAAAACTGGATAAGAGGTCTTGGTTATCCAGAGAGTTTAGAACAAATATATGATTTCCAAGAAACAGGTAGCATTAATCCCCCACTTGATTCGCAAAAACAATTGGGTCTGTACTCTGATGGAACCTTACAAATTTTAACAAGTTCATCAATACCAAATTTTCAAATTATTTTTAAGGATGTTTTTCCATATTCATTGGGAACATTAACCTTTGATGCTACAAATACGGACATACAATACTTTACAGCAGACGTTAGTTTCAAGTATACTATCTACAATATAGTAGATCTTGGCGGAAATCCATTATGAGTTTTGATCTTGATATGATTCAAAAAATGTGGGAGGAAGACTCCAAAATTGATATGGATAACCTTCACACAGAATCTACAAACATTCCCGTTCTTCATTCAAAATATTTTGATTTATACAATACAATATTTCTTTTGAGAAAAAAGGCAGAACAGCAAAAAAGAAATATTCGCCACGAAAGATATGAATATTATTCTGGGAAATCAGATCCAGAGGTATATGTAGAAAACCCCTTCCCTAAAAAGATTCGTGATAAAGACACAATGCAAAAGTATCTTGATGCTGATGAAAAACTTTCGACAGTGTGCCTTAAAATAGATTATTATGACACAATGCTTACATATCTTGAAAGTATTTTAAAGATGATTCAAAATAGAACTTATCAAATTAAAAATGCAATAGAATTTATTCGTTTTCAGTCTGGTTTAGGTTAAATAAATACTCATAGCAATTATGATGCTATGAGTGACGTAATCATTGAAAAGAAAAATGAGATTTACATCAAGCTACATTGTGAATCTCATATTTTATATGAACTTCAGCCATATTTTACGTTTGAAGTTGAATCCGCAAAATTTATGTCTCAGTACAGAAGCAGACACTGGGACGGCAAAATTCGTTTGCTAAGTACTCATACTGGAGAGATTTATGCTGGTTTGTTAGATAAAATTATTGACAAACTTTCTCTCCATAATTATACTTACGAATTTAAAGAAAATAAATTCTATGGATTACCCTTTGAAGTTAATGAGGGAATCTCATATGAAGGAGTAAAAGATTATATGTCTTCTATCTGTACTCATTCTCCACGAGAGTATCAGGTCGAGGGAGTATACGATGCTCTAAGACATAATAGAAAATTATTGATATCACCCACAGCCTCAGGTAAATCCTTGATGATTTATTCCCTTGTAAGGTATTATGTAGGTAAAGGACAAAAAATTCTTTTAATTGTCCCAACGACATCACTTGTAGAGCAGATGTACAAGGATTTCGAAGACTATGGTTGGGATGCTGATTCATATTGCCATAAAATATATTCGGGTAGAGAGAAAACAAATAAAAATTCTGTAACTATTACTACATGGCAATCTATCTATAAACTTGAACGTTCATTTTTTGAAGATTATGGAGTAGTCATAGGAGATGAAGCTCATCTTTTCAAAAGCAAGTCTCTTGTTGAAATTATGACAAAACTTCATCATGCTAAGTATCGTTTTGGATTTACTGGTACTTTAGATGGAACCCAAACTCACAAATGGGTTTTAGAAGGATTGTTTGGTCCATCATATAAAGTTACTAGAACTTACGAATTGATGCAACAGGGACATATTTCTCAATTAGATATACGTTGTATTGTTTTAAAACATTCTCCACAAAAATTTGAAAAGTATGAAGATGAAATTCAATATCTTATTCAACATGAACAACGAAATAAATTTATTACTAATCTTTCACTTGACTTAAAGGGAAATACTCTAGTTCTTTTTTCTCGCGTTGAAGCACATGGAGCAGTTCTTTATGAAAGGATAAATAATACTAAGCGAGGTGATCGTAAAGTATTTTTTATCCATGGTGGAGTTGATACTGAAGAAAGAGAATTGGTTAGAGAAATAACTGAAAGAGAAAACAATGCAATTATTGTTGCCTCATATGGAACTTTCAGTACAGGAATTAATATTAAAAATTTACATAATGTTATCTTTGCTTCGCCTAGCAAATCAAGAATTAGAAATTTGCAATCAATAGGAAGAGTTCTTAGGAAAGGAAAAAATAAAAATAAAGCAATCCTTTATGATATTTCTGATGATTGCACATACAACTCAAGAAAAAACTACACTTTAAATCATCTCATAGAGCGTATAAAAATTTATAATGAAGAAAGTTTTAATTATGAAATTATTACAATACCACTTAAGAAAAAATGATAGAGGAAGATTTTTACTGTACTGTTAAATTAAAGTCTGGCGAAGAAATCTTCGCCAAAGTAGCAGCCTCTGAGGAAGATGATAGGACACTATTAATTGTCTCAAATCCAATTATAGTTGCTGAGATTAAAGGAAAAAATGGTGTTGTGGGATATAAACTAGAACCTTGGTTGAAAACAACCACTGAAGATATGTTTATTTTAAACTTAGAGGATGTTATTACCCTTTCCGAATCTTCTGATATTGAAATGATAATGATGTATCAATCTTATGTTCGTAATTATAATAAAGATGATGACAACAAACCCAAAATCAATCGTAGAATGGGATATATTGCTAATGTTAATGATGCTAAAGAGATATTAGAGAAGCTTTACAGAAGTAGCTAGACCCTATCTATCAAACCCAACAAAGGTAGTCTAGGCAGGTTTTGTGATCTTGTCAACTATTTGTATAGATGCTATAATCTATACATAATAATGATGAAAACTTATGATTACAACAGCAGTTATGACCAAAAGAAAAAGGTCGGAGCATTATGTAAATAATAAAGAATTTCTTTCTGCTCTCATTAAGTATAGGGAAGATGTGGAAATAAGTTTTATTAAAAAATATGGGAGAGAACCAACCAAAGATGAGAGGGGGAAGAATTGGGAAACTAAACCACCTATTCCTCGATACATTGGAGAATGTTTCTTAAAAATTGCAAATCATCTTTCATTTAAACCAAACTTTGTAAATTATATGTTTAAGGAAGATATGATTTCTGATGGTATTGAAAATTCTGTTCAGTACATTCATAATTTCAATCCAGAGAAGTCTCAAAATCCTTTTGCATATTTTACTCAAATCATCCACTATGCATTCCTTCGTCGCATTCAAAGAGAAAAGCGTCAATTAGAGATTAAGAATAAAATTCTTGAGCGTTCTGGATTTTCTGAAGTATTTGAAGACAACTCCATTGACGGAAGCAACTATTCGGACTATAATTCTATTAAGGATAATGTCTACTCTAAACTTCGTTATTGAATGAAAGTCGCTATCATTACAGACACACATTATGGTGCTAGAAAAGGTTCAAAACTTTTTCATGATTATTTTGAACTCTTTTATAAGAATGTGTTTTTCCCGACGCTGGAACAGTACGGGATTGATACAATTGTACATATGGGAGATGCTTTCGATAGTCGCAAATCAATTGATTATCAAAGTTTAGAGTGGTCTAAAAGAGTTGTATTTGAACCACTAAAAAATTATCAAGTTCATATGATTGTCGGTAATCACGATAGTTATTATAAGAATACCAACAATACTAATTCTCCTCAACTTCTTTTAAAGGATTATCCAAATATTAGAACATATTCTTCTCCTACAGAAATTAAAGTTGGAAATCTTGATGTTCTTTTTCTTCCGTGGATTTGTATGGAAAATGAAGAGAAATCTCTTAAGATGATTAAAAAAACCAAAGCACAAGTTGTAATGGGTCATCTTGAACTTAAAGGATTTAGAGTAAATCGTTCAATTGTAATGGAACATGGACTGGAAGCGAATCATTTTGCAAACTTCAAAAAGGTATTTTCTGGTCATTACCACACTCGTTCTGATAATGGAACTGTATTCTATACGGGAAATCCTTATGAGATTTACTGGACGGATGTAAATGATACTCGTGGATTTACTATTTTTGATACTGAAACACTAGAACATACTTATATTAATAATCCATATAAAATGTTTTATAACATTTATTATGAGGATACGAATTATCAAACTTTTGATACTTGTAAATATGAGAACAAAATTGTAAAGGTTATTGTTCGTAAGAAGTCAGATACTAAGGAGTTTGAAAAGTTTATTGATAAACTTTATGTTTCTAATATCGCGGAACTCAAAATTGTTGAAAACTTCGACATTCAGGAACCTGTAGAGTTTGAAGCATTTGAAAGTGAAGATACTATTTCTATATTGAATAGATATATTCGGGAGGCAGAAATAAGTCTTGATAAAGCAATCATCCAAAATATGATGCAAGAAATATATCAAGAGGCTTGTGAATTAGTCTAAATGTTTATTTTAACAATTAATGGGAAAGAAACTGAAGGTGCATATTCAGTAATTAATGATGATGGCGAGAATATTTTATATCTTTTTTCAAGAGGAAGA